GTTATAACTAAACTATTCTATCCAACGCCTTCTTTCTTGACTTCAAATCCGTCTTTAATCGTGTCCAAACGCCTTTACGTAGTTTACTTCGTATTTCTTCCTTCCCAGCGCCCTCTGTCTTGCCAGTCCGAACCGCTCCGGGTCGTCCTGCATTGCCATTTTCTCTCCTCTTTTCTCACCTGACTTTACCGCTGATTTTTCCTCCGAGTCCAAATCAGTTGAAAAGATTGTCTTGTTGTCGTCTTCCCAGTCAATCATTTCGGTTCTTCTTCTACATTTTCATTTGTGGTGCTAACTGTCCAGCCTGCATCAGGAGCTGGGCTAATTGTTCCCATCATAATAAACTTGCGAAACAGAATCAAGCCCTGGTATCTCGAAAGTATTTCTTTTCTCTTTGAGATGTTGAGGACTCTGAGCATATCCTCTATCATAGGATTGGGAATCGGATTTTCAAGTAACTTATACGCGGTTGCGTATTCTTGCTGTTTCTTCTGCTCATCGTAAGGAAGCGTTGAGCCTGGCTCAATATTGACATCGAACCTTACATCGAGAATCACTCGATTGGCCTTGATTCCACTCTTAATATCATCGCCTATTATCTTCATTAGCCGGCCGACTTCGTAGTTTCCCTGGCACAGTTCAGCGACAAGAGTTGCCGTATCGTCAATGAACTTATCCAGAAACACTGCTTGGAGACCAACATAGTCAAGCGCGTTCTGATTTAGCCTTATGACTTCGGCTTTGGTCTGGTCTTTCTCGGTGGCGGCACCACGGGCCACATCCTGCATAAACATTTGGTCGTCTATGTCTTTTTTAAGCAGTTCTGCCAGCAAAGGTACGGAGGCATCGAGAGGCGGATATTCAAGGTTCGCTATCGCCTTTAGCTTTCCGCGGGCAGCCACGATAATCCTGCCCAATCCGGTTATAGAGTCCTTTTTGCTCCTTACCTTGCCGTCCCTGCCTTTGGCAAGAGCGCCGGCCTCAATCACTTTCGTAGGGTCTGCCGTCCTTCTTACCTGATTGACCATCGAGCTTACGGTAATATTAAGAAAGTCATTGTTGTTCCGCGACATCTCCACAGCATTCCCGCCCTGCCAAAGATGAGGCAGCACGTGATACGGCATCACGTTAAAGGGCCAGCGTGACTCTTTGTAAACCTGGTCTTCTTCCTTGGGATTGAGGATTGTTGTTCCTATCCTCACAACGAATCGACCGCTCGGGAACTTCGGCTCATCATATTCTTTGGTTAGCTGGGTCGGGTATGGTTTAAGAGGCTTTTTGGTTTTAGGGTCGATGAACAAACCTGTAACTGGCTCTCTAATTAGCTTGCCCTGCCGTTCCAGGATTTCTTCGGGCACAGGGTCTTCTATTTTTACCTGCTTTTCAGAGTAGTCGCGCCAGTAGATTTCCTCGATGTCCACATACTTCTGCTTATCCCCGCCCTGAAGGTCAGTCGATGTTTCAGATGCCTTGTTCATAATAAGATTGACCAGCTTGGAAAACATATTCTGGCGTGATAATGATAAAGTTGAGCCTTTTTGGTCCTGGTAGGAAATCATATCTCCGGCGCTGTATTGAGGGTCCTCTGCGGTATAAGCCTCGGCTTCGATTGCCTGTTTGTGGTCGGGCCATCTGTTTGTTGCCCATTCGAGCTTTACCCGCCTCTTTGAGCCGCAGTTTTCCGCATCCTCCAAAGTCTCGGCAGAGGGGTCCGCCCAGAAATTAGCAGGATGTATAAAGATCTGAGATACCTTTCCCTTCCATTCTTTGTCGGTATCGTTCCAGCCGCCTCTCGGCTTGGCCTCCCAGGTCGTTTTTCCAACAAGATACCCAAAGACGGCGCAGTCCAATAGACCTTTAATTAGCTTGAGCCTCATATTGAGTTCGTAGGGCGATTCCCACAGATATTGGAGATGTCCAGCCCATTTCTCGGCGTATTCGGTAGCGCCCTCTTGCTCATCGTCCCATGCCTGGGTCAATATCTTAGGGTGATTATTGGCGAGCTTCGCAATCGTCTGGAACATTAAGGGATAAATTCGGTTTACTACGATGTATTCCCAATCCTCGTTGAGAGTCCATCCCTGAAGCTGCTGTCCCCAGGCGTACTGAATGGCGGTGTGCCAAATCTCATGCCACTTCTTTGTGACCGTCATTCCAGCATCCCGAATATCATCGAGAAATGCGTTCAGCTCGGGATTGTTGTCCGGGGCTGTGTGCGCCGGTCCGTGCCGGGTTGATTCATGTGGATTCATTTATTTTCATCCGAGGCTCCTTCTTCTATTTTTTATTAGTAACCGGTAATAATCGCGTATATTGAAGCAACTTGCCCTGAAGCTGGTATATCTATCTCCAGATAAAGTTGGTCTAAAATCAATTGGTCAAATTTCAAGGATGCTATCAAATTATTACCTTGGTCGAGCCTCTCCACAATGCCACTATAAAGTCCACCTGTGACTGTTATGGTATCTGCCCAAAGACCATTTGAGACTGCGGCGTCTGTTATCGGGTGTGTAGTAGCTGCCAATGTTCCAAGTGTTATTACGCCGGTAAGCACCGTGAGAATCGGCCCATTCTGCCTTGCAACGCCCAATAGCTTGTAATTTGCCGTTTCATTAGCAGCATCAGTACCAAAGGCCGAAATTATCAATGCGTTTGCATCGTGAAGCGGTGGGTTGTTGAGTTTTACGATGTTTGAGCTCGGCCAGTTGCTGCGTTTGAACACGGTAATCGCAGTATCATCGGTTGTTACATTGTCTCTAAGAGATAGCCAAGGTACTCTTGCTGTGTTTAGATACATATTTTCTCCTTTAAAGTGCAAGAGCCGCCCAAAGGGACGGCTCACGATTTCCTTCTGCTCATGGCAGATGAATCCCGCCCGTCAAAGACGGGACGGGATGAATTATGGATTAGAGTCTGGCGTCATAATTACAAAGTTTGTCCCATCATAACAAAGCGGCACTATCTGAGAGGCATCTATATGGCTATCAGCCGGGTCAGCGCCCAGCACCGTTTTAAGAGATTTAGCGCCCAAAGAATTTATATTAAGCGTACAGGCTCCGGTATTGTCGTTCGCCGGATTGAGCCAGATAACCAGGCCCGCATTGTAAGCCGTTATCCCTTCAATCGAAGCCAGATAAGTATCATTTTCCGCCGTATCAGCCGCATAATTGAATCCAGTGCTTACAGCAACCGTGCCCTGGTCGTAGGCTATCCCTCCAGGAACGGATCGCCAGAAGGCAGGGCCGTACCTTGCCCTCATACCCAAGACGAATATGACACTAATCAGCAATATAATCGTTATGTTTTTCCTCATGTTCCTTGTCCTTGAATTTTACTACCCTTACCCTTATAGCCTTCAGCTCGGCGCAGACCTCACATTCAATCTTCTCGCGCTTGCGAAATATCCTTCTAAGCAAAGACTGCTTCTTTTCCAGCCGCGTGTAGAACTCGTGTCCGCAGCCCTGACAGCGCCAGACTTGTTTTTGCCTCATTTTAATATCTTCCCCTTCCTGAGTGGTGAATCTTCAATCCTTTTGTTCCTATCGTCATGTGGTCGGCATCAGGCTCTTCATAAATCTTATCGACAAGGTCGTTCTTGTCTGCCTCGGTTATCGAGGCCGCTCCCACCGGGGCATAGGCATTGCGGTAAATAACCCACGTATCAACCCCATCCTCGCCCGGGAACGTAAGGTCGGTATCCAGCGTCACTCTGGTATTCGTTCCATCATAATCGGTTACTCTTCGCGTCTCATAAACGCTGCCGCTGTTGTCGTACATGCAGATTATCATGTTATTGTAGGCATCATCGTTGGCCGAAAGTGTACCTAAAGTAGCGGTAAGGTCAAAGACGGTATCGGCGGTGTGAACCGTAAATGTTCCCGAACAAGCCTCCGGCGCTCCCGCCCAGGCAGCATCACCTCGGTCTCTAATAGGCTGAAAACCATCTGTCGATGGAGTAAAAGCTGATGTATCGCCGTTGGCCAAAATCCTGCTCAATGCTGTATTATCTGCTATTTCAGTCGTCATATCAGCTGCAGCGGTTGCGGTTTTCATAAGATGGTCAAGATTTATATCCGAAAGCGCAGTATCGACCTGAGCATTGATATTAGCAAGCGAAATAGTATCTGGTACTTTAGTAACAAGGTCGTGGTCGTCCAGTGTTTTAATCCGCTCATTGATAGACCCCGCCGTAGGACTACCCGGTATTGCAGTATTTAGAGCACTATCAACCTCAGCATTAACCTCCGCGGCAGATAAATTCTCTAATGCCGCAATCGCGGCATCGGTTATTTCATGTAAGGCCTCTGCCGTTCCAGCGGCATCCGGAACAGTAGTGTTTGCGCCATCAGTCCCTCGCATGTCAGTATTTGTCGTACAAGTCCCTACAGTTTGACTTGCTAAAGCCGTATCCAAATCAAAGGCGTGCTGTGCTGACGCGTGGCCATAGGTTTCTATGACAATCGAATCGTCCAACCAAACCTTAGTAGCTGAATCAACAACATATACAACAATTCGGGCCGCTTGCATCTCCGTAGCAGTCAAGGTAATAGAATAGCCCATACCTTCATCCACAAAGTCGTTAGTACAGGTTGCTTCTGCGCCCTCATCTTTCATTATTGAGCAATCTGAACCACCATCGGCAGCATCAACGCGAAAATCTACACCATCAACCTCATACAAAACAAAGTTGATTTTAGTCTCAACACCATATTTTCTTAAATAAGGCCCTTGCATTAGCCAGCCCTCCTGCGCCTAAAGATTGGTATTCCCGCCGGTGGCGCTTCCCCTCCCATTGCCGCCGTCCATAGCTCAATCGGCTCTCGCTCAAACATACAAAACGGCTCTCGGTAAAGTTGGGCTATTTCAGAAGCAGATGAATCACGGCTAAGTAGCATTGCATGGTCAATATCACCATCAAAGTAATAATAAGAGCTAAAACCCCTGCGTCCTATTATCCATGGATTGCTGTTTGTCGGAAATGAATTGTCGTGCGTATCTGTACCAAGGTACTTACCATCACCGTATAAAGTAATATTTGTACTGTTTATTACGCTGGCGGCCATATGCCAAGTACCATCTGTCCAATCTCTGCTTGAATCACTGTATCCCCGCCAATCAGAGCCGTCATATACAGAGTTAGCAAGATTATCGCTTTCTGTTGAAATATCAATTATATTTTGGTACGTGCTGGCTTTATTAAACAGCACTTGATATGTTGAATTTGCTGTTCTAAACCAAATAATAAAAGTAAGAGGGCCAGAAGAAAAGCTGCGATAGCAATTTGTATCAATGTATGCTGAGCTTCCGTTGAAATTCAAACAAGGGCCATTTGGCCCTTGAGTCCATGTCGCATTATAAATTGTACCAGGCAGCTGATTTCCGCTTAGGTCAAAGAGTTTGTTGCCTGAGCCTTCATTGAATGGCCAGAGACCGACAAGGCTTCTATTTAACGGATGCCGGCTATTTAACCGTAAGCCAGTAACAGCTTTTTGTGTGTTATATCGAGTATACATTATTATTGTATCTCATGGACTAATGGCATAAAGACAACGTGGGATTCAACTTCATCAGCCTCAAACGCATCACCAGATTCATTTTTGACAATTAACTGACCATAGCGTGTAGGAGGCGAGAATGTACCCACAAATCCAGTTTGCACGCCACCGTCAGCATGGGCAGGAAGGTTCCCAATAAAAATGCAAAGTTTCACAAACTCCGCCAGTGTAATGTTGTTTAATGCTCCGTCAGGGCAGGCTGCATCAGCACCTGAGTTACCAGCGACATTACCTTTATCAGCGTTGCTGTCTGTTGAGGGTGCCCAATAGAACTCAACAGCAGCACCGTCTGTGGGGGTCTCGCCAGTCCAGTCGATTGATGCCATAACATTATAGTATGGTGCTCTGGTAGCTCCTAAATCGGCTTTTGCACTTTGCACCGCTGCACCATTAGCAACAGCAGACATACCACACTCAACATCAACAGTGTCTGTCCCAATATCATCAGTTAAATTTGTTGCATCATCCGCAGGGTCTAAACTGGCATTCGCACCAAAGACAATGGGATTCAGACTACTACCAGCCACATCTTGAATCAATACTTCGTTTGCCATTATAGTCTCCTCGCTTCTTCAACTTGCCCTGGCTTAACCTCACCTAATTCAAGTTCAACCGCCCGGCTAATAGTTTCAACTCTTGCTAAGGCCAAGGCAGCCAGCGTACCTGAACCTGCACCAAATATATCCTTTATGACGTTGGCTCCAAAACCAAAAGGGTCTAACGTATCTGACGCAACTAAAGCCAAAAGTTTCGTTTTATCTTCCTCAGTAAGGGCATCATAATCAGCATCAACAATCGCGTCAGCTACCTCACGTCCAGACATACTATTGCGGTTGCGATTGATATTAACAGCATTCAGTTGAGATGCTGCTATTTCGTGGTCTGCACTATATGCACCTGTAACTGGATGAGAGCCGTCTAACTCTTGCCTTAGTGCTTCCCATGTTCCTGCCATTTTCTTTCTCCTAATAAACTTTATATAAAGGATATATTTTCAACTGTGCCCCTATAACCGAGAATACCGGATACCACAACATAGTCTAAAATCTCCTGCAATCCAAATAAAGATAAGTTATATTTGTGTCCTTAGTTGACATTATGAATAGGCCAGACATCACTTAATTAGGCCATCTGTCCAATCGCGCGGGTCCTTGCGGGTGAACCGAACATCTGCTCGTTTGCTGACTAAGTTTACGCTCGTAATTTGTGTATCCCAGCTAATTGCCATTAGTTAATCTCCCTTCAATAACTCAAACTCGGCAGGGTCTTTTTCTCTCTTAAATAACCCCTTGCCTTCCTGTTCTGGGTATTCTTTAGACTGCCTTATCTCAAATGAGGCCCGAAAGCCCAGCTTAAAACCAATGTAAGTTAATACCGCTCCCATAACCATACCGCCTACAAAACAGATTATCGGGATGTACTCAGTCATCTCTTAGCTCCTCCGGCCCATCTTCATCGTATTCGTCTGGCTCAAATGCCTCTGACAGAGTTACCGGTTCTGCATCAATTCCAGCTGTGGCCTCAGCTGGTTTATCGAACAGCTCCTCCAAAGCCAGCAATGCCAATTTTAGGTGTACGGGCATGCTCAATGTCGCTATCTTCTGCTCATTGGCTTTTATCGAGTCGGCCAGAGATTTTATCACCAACTCCCGATAAGGGGATTTCGCCAGCGCACTTAATTCGACCCGCAAGTCTTTCGCCCTGTGAAGGGCAGCCTCAATGTACGCCCTGTCCTGTTCGCTCTCATTCTTGCGAAACCGCAACTCCAACAGTAAAACATTCTGGTCTCTTCTGGTTAGTTCCTCTTGGCCTATCCCGGCGTAGGGGTCTCTTACTTGTTCCCTAAACTCGTTTTTTAGCTCTTTTACTTCTTCCATTTTGTTCTTCTCCATTCCACAACATTTTTTGAATTTGCGCCCCGAGCCGCAGGGACAGGGGGCATTACGCCTCATCTTTCTTGTTGTTTCCATGTTCTTCTCCTTACCTCTTGACAACCCTTTTCTTGCCGATACAATAAAATGAGCCGGACACCCTGGCTGTCAGGGCATACGGCTCTAACCGCAACCGTCTGTTTAGGAGACGATTATGGCTGCCGAAATCATATCTAAAAGATGTTGCACTTGCAAGCGAAGCAAACACATTTCTGAATTTTACAAAAACCGGCGCGAGAAAGATGGATTTCAGTCTCAATGTAAAACGTGTATAAAGCAATCCCATCAAAAGTACCGCAAAAGTAAAAAAGGCAAGTGTGCTCAAAAGCATTACTGTCAAAGCGTAAAAGGCAAGGCTAATTTCAAACGTTATCAACAAAGCGCGAAAGGTAAAGCTACTCAAAAGCGATATAATCAAAGTGAAAAAGGTAAGGCTAATAATAAAGCTTCTCAACAACGCTATGGGATTCGTCATCCTCAACGATGCAAGGCTCAAGTTGCTGTTAATCATGCTGTTAATGACGGCATATTGCCCCATGTTAATACTTTGGTTTGTCATTATTGTCCTAAGCCAGCCCAACAATATCATCACTGGCACGGCTATTCTCGAGAGCATTGGCTTGACGTTGTTCCTGCGTGCATTCCGTGTCATATTAAAAAAGACGAATCAAAATAAAATAGGGTTACTCGTAGTCGGACATATCTTCATACAACAAATCAAGCTCATCCTCATCATCCGGCGGCGCAACCGCACCCATTACCGCGATGTTTGTTTCCGGCTTATATTCGCTTGTATCCCAGGACAAATCCTCATTGAACGGGCATCTCTGATGCAGTTGAATCAATCCAGCTAAAGTAATCACACAGTCATCGTGCTCGCCTGTCTCTGCCTGGGGCTTGCCCTGCGGGTTCCATATAAATACCCTCATCTCATCAATAAATCGAATATCATAGACCTTTAATCCGTGTTCCTGCGTAACTGTCTGGAGGTCTGCTATCATAGGCTTTCTGGTTAGAAGCGTAGTCTTCCATCCCAGCTTTGAAGAGTCCTCTCGCTGAATTGTCTCCTCTTTATGCTCGCGCTGATATATAAAGGGATAATCCGCCCGCTTGAAGGCATCGAGCACGCTCATTCCTATTGAGTTCATCTCCGGGCTGGCCCAGGCATAGTTGTAAAACTTCGAGCCAAAAATCATCTGGTCTGCAAACTCAATCGTATCGGGTCTGCCATAGTATGTTGCCGGCACATCAAACTCATTGCGGTTCATCATTCCCGCGACCGACCTGTCAGGGTCGCTTTTAGTATCTTTCGTATCCGATAGAATACCTTCGGCGACATCTGCGAAACAGCAATAAGAGTGGTGTTTAATAGGCCATTTCCAAATGCTCCACGAATTAAGGCTGCGATTGACATGGCGATATTTGACCTTACCCTCAACCTCATAAAACTCGATTGTCGCTAATGGCTCCTTGCAATGCTGAGCCATAATATCCAGGTCTATCGGCCTGAATACCATTCTTCCTGTACTCTGGAATGCCTCTCGAGCGGTCCTCGGATATTCGGCCTTGAAGCGGCTGACATCACCACCGCAATCGTTTTGAATGGTTTGCAGGGCGAAGTATATCTGCTCGGGCGTCAGCGATATGCCCATCGCCAAGCCTTCCTTGACGTACTCCTCAATCTCCGGCGTCATATTGGGTACGCTCCGGTATCCTTTAGGCAGCGGTATCTTGTACTCCGGCTCATCCTGCCACGAAAGGAAAATGGGCAAATATCCCCTAAAATCGTGCGGGTCATTCCTTAATCGTGCTACTGCCGCCCAGTATTCGTCATAAAATGCGCCTCCAACTCCATTCGCTGTTGACTCAAGGACAATCATAGTATCCGGGTCATTCTTCGGTACTTCCTGCCGGAGTCCGACAAGCTGATGTGCAGCCCGCTCCCAGAAGGCAACCTCTGTGCCGTGTACGTATTGAGTCGTACCGCCACGCCCTAAGACCTTCTTGCCGGCAGTCTGACACAACATCGAAGACCTGTGCGGCGGGGCGTAAACTATCTCCTTCTTGCTTGAGTGCTCTGTTTTCCTCCTTAGAGCCGCTGGCATTTCCTCCTGAAATGTCTTGGTCATTCTAAAAACTTTGTCTGTCGATTCCCGGTCGGCTGAGGCTATACATCCGTGCGCGTTTGCCCTTCTATTGATTTTCTCGAAGATGCACGCCTCAATGTAAGTCGATATGCCTCTCTGACGCGCCTTCAAAATAATCAGCATTATGGGAAGATGATACTTTTGCTGGAGAGCGATTGCGTTGCCGACTTTCAACTGCGCGCCGTTGTGAATCAAAGGTCTAAGCTCAGCCTTCTTGGTGATAATCTTTAGGTTCGCCTGCTGCCAGCCCAAAGAAGATTGCTTGTAATCCTCAACCGCTGCAACCACCTTTAATGCTCCTGTAATCTATGCCGTTTCCCGCTTTTTCAGCCTGTTTAATGCGCTTCTTAACTTCTTCAAGGGTAAGCGTATCTTTGAGTTCTATTGGCGGCCCTTGTTCGTTGTCTTTTTGATATATCCCGAAATGCCTGCCTAACTGCTCTAAGGCATTGAGCTTGTTATGTAACTTGAACTCAATCGTGGTCGTGGTATGTTGCGTCTCTAATCTCGTGTTTTCTGTGACATTAACTCTCACCTTGATTGATTCAATAGCCGCTAATTTGTCTTCCTCTACTTTGTTAAAAGGTATGAATGTGATATTTCCCTCAGAATCTACGTTTACGTACTCCTTAATGTTGGTAAATGCTACCTTACCCAGTTCCTTAACTACTTTAGTAGCATCAATTTCCGCTCTTATAGCTACATCTTCCTGTAATTTCTTCAGATAAGCGGCAACATGGGGTAATTTTAGGGTACGTGATACCTCTACATCCGCTGTTTTTCCTCTTGCTGCATATACTGATTCATACGCTTGCCGGTGGTTGATCTCCTTCTGAGCTACTATAGTTTCACAAAGCCGCCTTTGCTTCTCTGTGGGTTCTAACTTCTTCTTAGCCACTAATAACCTCCGCCCCATCCCAGGAGTGCTTAATCCAGAAAAGTCTTTCAGCCTCCGCTACACCGGGTGAGCCTCTGTATGCAGGACCACAAAATGAACAAGCATTAGGAAATCCAATCATACAAAGAGGTACGCGAATTGGCTCAACTCCGCAAATAAAACAGTAATCTCTAAAATAGATACTGCCTTGGATTGGTGAACCAACTTCGCCGTAAATCTCTCTTAAAGAATCAAAAGCTCCATCCGCAGGTAAAACACAATCCACCGAAAATGTGTCTATTCGAGATACCAACGTCAAATCCTATGTGTGTTTCTGAAGCGTCATTGCTTGCTTTGGCATTGCAACGAGGACACCTTTTGTCCAACTTGGCAATAAGTATCTGCTGGGGCTGACCCCAGGTGATACGAAATGTTCGCCCTCTATATATAGGCGCAGAGGTAGCATTATTCGCATTCAATTTGTATGTAACTTCTTTCTGGCACGAATGCTTAACTGTGTAAAAGACGGTCGCTTCATCTTCATAATCACCGCCGCTTGTCTATGTGTAAACTTCCGGTCTTTAGTTAGGTATAGCGAATAAAGTTCTTTCATTGTTAGGAGCTTTTGAGCCATAGCGTAATTCATAAATTAAAGCCAGCCTTGCCAATATCTTGTTCCGAAGGGCCTCATTAGACCAGTGCCGAACTGAGTGGTGATAAATACACACACATTCACCATTCTTTAGGTCTTTCGCTAATTCGGGGAACATCGAAACAGGTTTGATATGATGAGATTCGAGCAATTTCCGGTCTAATTGACCACAACTGGGAAATTCACAAACCCAGCCAGCCTTAATCTTGACCTGGCGGGACCAGTCGGCAAGCTCATCATACTCGTTATACGGAGCAAACTCGTAGAAATTCATTTGAATATCCCCTCCTTTTTGGCTTTTAATGAACGTCTGCGACCCGCTGTGGCTTTGTTGTCCCGAATTACCCTGCGTAAGATGTGCTCATCACCATTGTCGGCAACGATTATCCGGTACTCCTCTCTGTGTACGAGCCCGCAGTCACAACAAGCCACATAGCCCTCGCAGCTAACATCCACCCATTCGCCATCGTATCTTTGCGTGTATCTTTTCATTGGCGCAATAAAAAAACCGGCTCAGGACAATCAATAGTAGTCCTGGCCGGCAATCGTTCTGGTATGCGGTATGTCGGTCGAAACTTACTTTATTATAGCATTTTTAACCTTTTAACCCAATAGAAAATGATGCGTATTTTAGTTTTTTGTCGTGGACCTGGAGTGTGCAGGTAATCGTACCATGGCCCATCAAATCGGCCCATTTCCTTAAATTCAGAATTATCCGATCCTCATTCACCGTTAAATCATGTGTCGATTCTGGACTCTCAGCCTTTTTGTCAGTTTCGTCTAAATCAATACTATTATGAGTTTCCATGAGTTTACTAAAGATAATTTGGGCGTATATGTCAATAAAAAAATCCACTCCTCAAAAAAAGAGTGGATTTCAAAACAGCAGGATGTCAATTCCTCAGACTTTTCGCGTTTTGCGAATTGTCTTGCGGAATCGCGCGGGTTTGCGAAGGCCGAGACTATAAGCCTTCGCCTGGACTGATGTTGCCGAGCGCCCGAGCTGATGGGCGATGTCAGCATTGGTCGTCTTGGGATATAAACGCTTCAGGGTTCGCATATCCTCAGCCGACCACCAATTTACTTTCTTCCTTGCCATAACAATTCTCCTTAATTTTGTTTACATCAAAACGCTCTTTCTTCACTAACATACATCCAGTGGCATCACCTGACCTTTCTATAGGATTCAAGATTTAGGCGGCTTCAAAGAGTTATCAGTTTTCTTTCTGATAAAAGGCCGCACAGCACAAAGAAGAAATTGCGTGTCCATCAAAGCGTTGAGTAAAACGATTACAAAACAATACGGTTCACTTTCCAGGCACTTTCTTAAATTTATTAAGAACTTTCCCGGCACTTTCAGCAATGGCTATTTTTCCGGGTTTTCAGGCGAAAAATCGCGTTTTTTTTCTTCTCTACTTTCCGCGTACTTTCAAAAGAACTTCCTAAACTTTTTTACAACTTTCCGTCACACCTAAAAATTAAAATAAAATACCATGCTGACTATCCTGAACGCGACAAAGCGGTATCGGCTGTTAATCATGCAATAAGAGATGGCAAATTGGCTCGGCCTGACAGTATGCAATGTCATTATTGCCCAAAACCAGGTAAACAATATCATCATCATAAAGGTTATAAACCTGAAAATTGGCTTGATGTTGTACCTATATGTATACCATGCCATAGAATTATTTCTTAAAAATTCTTACCCGAACCCGCCCTGCCACACTACACTAATTCGGGAGGGTCATCTATTAAAGGATTCCTCGGCATTAGGCATCACCGCCTTTCTATTACTTTTCTGATTGAGTCCTTCCACATAACAAAAGCTGTGACTCGTCCACGCCTTGACTGCCAGGAAAAGGTCAACAACATTGTTGTCGAGGTACGGCTCGCAGCTTACGGAAGTTTGATACCCTAACCTATAGGCGTATCGCAAACAAGCAACTCTTTCTCCGAAATAAGGGGCATTAGGCTCCCAGAATCTTAATATGTCATTGTCTTTTGAGCCTACGGTAAATCTGAACATTATCTGATGGCGACGTTCGCTAAATGTCTCGCAAATAATTGTAATGCAGTCCCAGTGCGGCTTGCTCACAATCAGTATCCGATTGCCGGCATCTAAGAGTTTTCGCAGAACACACATACATTCAGAAATATTCCTCGGCGTTATATCGTGGCTGGAGGGGAACATCACGACACCCTTTTGTTTGCTGTAACACCTGTCAACTTTGTCGTTATCAATCAGTGGATTTAACCATTGCTCGTCCGTACAACGTTTAAATCTCTTGACGGCAAAGTACCGAGCATAACAGTATCGACATCCATGCTCACAGCCACGTTGGATGTTGATGTTGGTCATCGCCCATTCCTTTGTGCCAGTTAGCTTCTCCATCATTTACCTTTCAGGGCTTGCTCAATTAACTTGCCGCAATATGGGCAATACTTCATTTTGTTCGTTTTCGGAGTGCCGTTAGTTAGACAAGTGGTCTTTTGAGCAATTTTCGTATGCCGTTATTTGAGCCTCAAGCTCTTTGCACCGCAAGACTGTATTGACATTAAAGCTATCGAGCCTATCATATTTTGCCTCAAGCTCTTTGATTCGCTCAGCCTGTTGAATATTCTTTTTATTCAAGTTATGGAAATCATTTAGTAATTCTTCAAAAAGTTGTTTATTGACTGTTTTCATCTCGTTTACCGCCTTTCAGGGCTTGCTCTTTGTTTAACATTATAAATGGATGTTTCTTTATTGTCCTTCTCTCTCGCCAATTCAGCTTGCGTCCGTAGAATAAATAAGGATTTCCATCAAGAAATACCTGTGTTTTTCCGTCTACATCATTGATACAGACGCTATGCCATTTAGGATAACGACTGAATTTTCGGCAGATATATTTGTATACCTTTCTTATTAGTGAGGAGGATTTTGGCTGTAAAAATAGTTCAATGCCTATTAAGTCTTTAGTAAGAGGGTGATTATAATTTAACGCCGGTTTTTGTGGTTTTTTATTCATTGGTGGCTTTCTCCCACAACTGTTTTCTTATATAAGATAAAAATTCATACATGGTTTCAAAACTACCTACCTTCGTAATTTTTGGGAATATATGAGAGCCAGAATCTATGAGAACCGTATCAAGCAATTCAAGACATTGTTGATAGTTAACCTTAAGGTCTTTGATTCGCTCTCTTAACTGTATGTTCTCATCTTGATATGTTTTAACTTCTTCCCAAGCACCGTGTTCTATGTTTCTTGCTCGTCTTATTGCCACAAGTTCTACATCAAGCTCTTTGATTCGCTCTTTCAACTGGTCGTTTTCAAGCCGCAATTCCTCTTTTTTTCGGAGCGTGCAGCCGAATCGACAAGTTTCATAATCTTGAGTATGTTGACACATAACCATATTATTCACCTTTCTTATTTTACACATAATTATCATCGATGTTTCCAAGAGGTTTATCAGCCAACCGCGCGAGAGCTTTTGTAGGCGTTGAGTCATCAGTGATTCTATTTTCGTTGGCTTTGAAAATGAAATCTCCATCAGCAATGTTAAAATCTTCCCATTTTGCTAAGGCCGCCGAGTAGCTTCCTAATTGATTCCGCCACAATAAAACAATCCAATTAGAGTCTAAAAATCTTATTATGCTATCTGCCTTTTCCATATCATTTACTCCACAGAGCCATCTGTCCAGCTCGCTGCTCTTTGAAAAACCAGAACATCTTCATATTCAATCTTTTCTACATCGGGGAATTTCTGATGATAAATAGTTCTCCAAAAACTCTGCTGGGTTAGCTTTCTTTTAAG